GGAGTGGTGGAAGCGGTGGGAGGATGAGCGGCCGCCACGGGTAGATTTTATTATTCAGAGTTGGGATACGGCGTTTTTAAAGAGTAATAGGGCGGACTTTTCGGCTTGTACGACATGGGGTGTGTGGACAAGCGAGGATGGGGATACGAATATTATTTTGTTAGATGCGTTTAAGGACCGGTATGAATTCCCAGAGCTTAAGCAGAAGGCTTATGAAACCTACAAAGAGTGGGAGCCAGATGTATTTTTGGTTGAAGCAAAGGCAGCAGGAAGTCCGCTCATCTTTGAGCTCAGGCGGATGGGTATACCGGTCAGTGAATACAGCCCCACAAAAGGAAACGACAAAGTTGTGAGGCTAAATGCCGTATCGGATTTGTTTGCGTCGGGGCGGATATGGGTGCCGGAGAGAAAGTTTGCTGATGAGTTGATTGAAGAGGTGGCTGCATTTCCTGCTGGTGAGCATGATGACTTAGTGGATTCGATGACGCAGGCGTTACTGAGATTTAGGACGGGCGGGTTCTTGAGCCTACAATCCGATGATGAAGATCGTAGTCCGGTATATCACCGGAAGGTTGCTTATTACTAGGAGCCAAGATGGAACCAGCACTTTATCCAGCGCCACTGGGATTAGACGCGGCAATAGATGAGCCTGTAGAGATTGAGATTGAAATTGAAGACCCTGAATCGGTAGAGATTTCTGCTGATGGGCTAGAGATTATGTTAGAGCCAGAGCGAGATACGCCTGAGGACCATGACGCTAATCTTGCTGAATATATAGACGACCGAGATTTGGCATCAATTGCTAGCGATTTGCTAGAGGATTTTGAGAATGACCAGTCATCGAGGAAGGAATGGGTTGATACCTATGTCGATGGGTTAAAGCTGCTGGGTATGAAATATGAGGATCGGACAGAGCCATGGCCTGGGGCGTGTGGTGTGTTCTATCCATTGCTATCAGAGGCGGCTGTACGGTTTCAAGCAGAGTCGATCATGGAGACTTTCCCTGCTTCAGGGCCGGTAAAGACTCAGATTGTTGGGCGCTTGACCAAGGAGAAGGAGGAGTCAGCCCAGCGTGTGATGGAGGATATGAATTGGCGTTTGACATAGCAGATGCCAGAGTATCGACCGGAGCACGAGAAGATGTTGTGGTCACTTTCTCTGGCGGGATCGGCATTTAAGAAGGTTTATTACGACCCAGCTTTAGGTCGGCAGGTGTCGATGTTTGTCCCGGCCGAGGATATTGTGGTGCCATATGGCGCGAGTGATCTTAGATCATCGCCACGTATCACACAGATCATGAGAAAGACCAAGAATGAGGTCAGGAAGCTACAGCACGCAGGGTTATGGCGGGATGTAGACCTGGGAGAGCCATCTACGGTTCTTGATGATATTGAAAAACGCAAGGCAGAAGAGCAAGGATTGTCCGCAACCATGGACGATCGCTACCGAATTCTTGAAATGTGCGTGGATTTGGACCTGCCAGGCTTTGAAGATAGCGACAAAGATGGTCCAACAGGCATTGCTTTGCCCTATATAGTGACCATTGATAAGAGTACCAGTGAGATTTTGGCCATTAGAAGGAACTGGTACGAGGAAGATCCGCTGAAATTGAAGCGGATGCACTACACACACTACACCTATATACCCGGATTTGGGTTCTATGGGTTCGGTTTGATCCATTTAGTCGGCGGTTTTGCTAAATCAGGTACGTCTTTGATCCGGCAGTTGGTGGATGCAGGTACATTATCGAACCTTCCTGGCGGTTTGAAGTCCCGCGGTCTACGAGTTAAGGGTGATGACACTCCAATTGCACCCGGAGAGTTCCGTGATGTAGACGTTCCATCAGGTTCTATCAGGGATAACATCCTTCCCCTGCCTTATAAAGAACCAAGCCAGGTGCTTTATAGCTTATTAGGGACAATTGTCGAGGAAGGAAGGCGGTTTGCTGCAACAGCAGACATGCAAATCAGCGATTTATCGGCAAATACCCCAGTTGGTACAACGTTAGCGGTATTAGAACGTACATTAAAGGTAATGTCAGCGGTACAGGCGCGATTACATTATTCAATGCGCCAAGAGTTTAAGTTATTAGCCGCTATTATCAGAGATTATCTACCCACTGATTATAATTACGACGTAGATTCACCATTAGGACGCGCAGCTAAACAAGCTGATTATGATACGGTTGAAGTAATACCTGTATCCGATCCAAATGCTACAACATTAGCGCAGCGAGTTACTCAATATCAAGCAGTATTGCAATTAGCAGCGCAATCTCCACAAATATATGATATGCCAGAGCTACATAAACGTATGCTCGGTGTATTAGGTATTAAAGATATTGATAAATTAATACCTGTTACTAAGGAACAAGATCCAAAAGATCCAGTTTCTGAAAATATGGATATTCTGATTATGAAACCTGTTAAAGCGTTTATATATCAGGATCACGAAGCGCATATTACTGTGCATATGGCTGCATTAAATGACCCATTATTAAGGCAGCAAATGCAACAAAACCCAATGGCTGGGCAAATGATGGCTGCTGCACAGGCTCATATTAATGAGCATTTAGCATTCTTATATCGACGCAAGATAGAAGAGCAATTAGGTGCGCCATTACCTGCGCCTAATACGGTATTGCCAGAGGACTTTGAGGTTCAGCTATCAAGGCTCACGGCGCAAGCAGCGCAGCAATTGTTGCAGCAGAACACGCAGCAAGTGCAGGCTCAGCAGAATATGCAGGCGCAGCAAGACCCAGTTGTGCAGATGCAGCAAGCAGAGTTGCAGCTCAAACAGCAGAAAGAGCAGCGTGAGGCTGCTATGGATGCGGCTGAGTTGCAGTTAAAGCAGCAGGCACAGAACCAAAAGGTCATGTTGGAGCAGGAACGTATTAAGTCGAACGAGCGGATTAATAATCAAAACAACCAAGTCAAGATGATTGACAAGGCTGCTGAAATTCAAAGGGGTCGTGATGGAGTTCCACGAAGCACTGGGAATTGAAATAAACAAGCAAATCCGCTATGCGGAGGAACAGCTTGCACAAGGAAGTATGAAGTCGTTTGAGGATTACAAATTCGTCTGCGGTCAGATTCAAGGTCTTCTGATCGCGAGGCGCATAAACGAAGACCTTGCAAACCGTATGAAGGAATACGATGACTGATATGTCAGAAGTAGTAACAGAGGAAGAGCAGGCAACGCAACTACCGTCGCCCACGGGTTATCGGATGTTATGCGCATTACCAGAGGTGGAGGATAAATTCGCCAATGGTTTATTTAAACCAGACTCACTAGCAAAACTAGAAGAGTTCAGCACCGTTGTTTTATTTGTGATCAAACAAGGGCCGGATTGCTATAAGGACACAGCAAAATTTCCGACGGGCCCGTGGTGCAAAGAAGGTGATTTTGTATTGGTACGTGCTTATTCAGGTACACGATTCAAGATCCACGGCAGGGAGTTTAGGTTAATCAACGACGACACCGTTGAAGGTGTTGTTGAAGATCCACGCGGATATACCCGCGCATAAGGAGCAGTTATGGCTACAGAGAATGAAGGAAACATTGAAGTTGAAGTAGAGGGCGACAATGTTGAAATTGAGATTGAAAACGATACGCCTCCAGAGGATCGAGGTGTTAATCCAATCAAGAGTGATCCTTCTGAGATACCGGACGATGAAATCCGACAGTACTCAGACAATGTTAAGAAGCGTATTCAACAGCTTACGCACTCAAGGCATGATGAGCGCCGGGCGAAGGAAGAGGCTATCCGCGAGCGTGAAGCAGCAATTGCTTATGCAAAACAGATTGCTGATGAGAATGCCAAGTTAAAAGAGAAGCTCAGTACTGGCGAAACAACCTTAATCAAAACGATGCAGGTTGCCACAGAAAAAGAGCTTGATGAGGCTAAGCGTAAATACAAAGAAGCGCTTTATACGGGTGACGCTGACAAGATAGCGACGGCCCAAGAGGAGTTTAGTAAGGCGGTTATTAAGGCAGAAAAGGTCAAGGGATTTAAACCGGCACAACAGGAGAATTTGCAACCTGTTGAAAATCAGCCATATAATCCACCTCAGCAGCACATTGATACTAAAGCAGAGCGCTGGAAAAACGAGAACCCATGGTTCGGTCAATCTGGTTCGGCGGGTGTTGATGATGAGATGACGTATTTTGCGATGGGTTTGCACAAGAAGTTAACGCGGGACCATGGTGATCATTACGCATCGACTGATGAGTATTACGAGCGAATTAATGCTCGCATGAGGGAAAAATTCCCAGAGTATTTTGGCAAACAGGCCGAGCCAGAAACTTACAGAAGGCCTGCTTCGGTGGTTGCCCCGGCATCTCGCAGCTCGCCACCTAAAAAACTGAAGCTGACGCAGTCTGAGGCCAACACGGCAAAACGCCTTGGTGTGCCAATTCAAGAATATGCCAAGCAGTTGGCAAAACTACGGATGGAAGGAAAGCTATGAGTCGCGAATCCCGTGAAGTACAGACCCGTGAAAACACGGAGCGTCCTAGACAGTGGAAGCCGCCCAGCTCATTGCCAGACCCTCTGCCGCGTGACGGATGGAAGCATCGGTGGGTACGGACATCAGTATTAGGAAAGGACGATGCCCGCAATGTAGCCACTCGGCACCAGGATGGTTTTGAACCATGCAAGTACGAGGACTATCCAGAAGTAGCCCGAGCATTGCTCGCAACCGGGCCTCAAACCGGCAATATTGAGATTGGTGGATTAATGCTGTGCCGCGCCCCTGTAGAGATGGTTGAGCAGCGTAATGGTTATTACCAGAAGCAGGCTCACGATTGGATGCAGAGTGTGGACAGTAATTTCATGCGCGAAAATGATCCAAGAATGCCGCTGTTTAATGACAGACGTTCTGAGGTCAGATTCGGTAAGAGATAACCTCATTTGGAGTAAATCAAATGGCTTACCCGACTATTGACAAGCCCTATGGGCTAAAGCCAATCAACTTGATTGGCGGTCAGGTGTTTGCCGGAGCTACTCGTCAGCGTCGTATTGCATCTGGTGCATCTAGCATTGGATACGGTGACCCTGTCAAGTTTGCATCGGACGGCACTATTGTTGTAACTACAGAGACGACTACCGGTCCTGCTACAGGATTTGCCGGTGTTTTCTTAGGATGCCAGTTTGTTTCGTCCGTTACTGGACAACCAACCTGGTCGCAATCGTGGACAAGTGGCACCTCGGTAAAGGCAAACACCTTTATCTACGCTTATGTCTGCGAAGATCCTGATCAGTTGTTCCAAGTTGCTGTAGTTACTGGCACCACGGTTGTTTCGACGACTTCAGGCCTGACCTACACCAACATTAACAACAACGTGGCTTTGGTCGCTAACACGCTCAATACCACGACCGGCGATTCGCAGCAGGGCATCCTGTTGAGTTCCGCTGCCGTAACGGCAACTTTGCCTTTGCGAATTGTTGACTTGGTGCCGGATACGGCGTTTACCTATAGTGGCACGGTGTACTTCCCCGAGGCTATCGTTAAGTTCAATGCACCGAACGTAACGGGCTCCGTTGTGGATGGTGGCCATGCTTACTACAACCCGACCGGACTGTAAGGGGAAACTTAAATGGCTATTTCACGCGCACAACTACTGAAAGAGCTTCTCCCCGGCTTGAACGCATTGTTCGGTCTGGAGTACGCTCGTTATGGCGAAGAGCACAAAGAGATCTACGAAACGGAGACCTCCGAGCGCTCGTTTGAAGAGGAAACCAAGCTGTCTGGATTCTCGGCTGCACCGGTCAAGAACGAAGGCTCTGCAATTGCTTATGACAATGCGCAGGAAGCTTGGACGGCTCGCTACACCCACGAAACGATCGCCATGGGTTTCTCGATTACCGAAGAGGCAATCGAAGACAACCTGTACGATTCGCTCAGCTCTCGTTACACCAAGGCACTCGCACGTGCTATGAGTTACACGAAGCAGGTGAAAGCGGCAGCCGTGTTGAACAACGGTTGGGCATCTACTGTTACATACGGTGACGGCCAGCCCTTGTTCTCCACTTCGCACCCACTGGTCTCTGGTGGCGTTAACAGCAACACACCATCTACCCAAGCCGACTTGAATGAAACTTCGTTGGAAAACGCAGTGATTCAAATCGCAGCATGGACGGATGAACGTGGTCTGTTGATTGCTGCAAAGCCACGTAAGTTGATTGTTCCTTCAAGCCTCCAGTTCGTAGCAACCCGTTTGCTAGAAACTGAACTGCGTGTCGGCACAAACGACAACGACATCAACGCGCTTAAGAACAATGGCTCTGTGCCCGAGGGTTACACCATTAACCACTGGTTGACAGACACCAACGCATGGTTCTTAACGACGGACGTTCCTAATGGACTGAAGCACTTTGTGCGGACGCCCATGCAGACGGGAATGGATGGAGACTTCGACACGGGGAACGTACGCTACAAAGCCCGCGAGCGTTACTCTTTTGGAGTGAGCGACCCACTAGGTATCTTTGGTTCGCAGGGTGCCTGATACAAATCAAGCACTTAGCACAGAGAACCCCGCTCCGGCGGGGTTTTTTGTTTCTATAAATGTTTGTGATACATTACCTGTTACTAAGTCACAGGAGATGAAATGGAAATCACAAACCTACCTAAAACGCGCCAAGAAGCCAAAGCTACCGGTGCTAAGTATTACTTCACAGGCGAGCCGTGCAAGCATGGGCATGTAGCCCCGCGCAAAACAAAAGGCGCATGTGTTGAATGCCTGAAGGTTGAGTGGCGTCAAGCAGTAGAAAAACGCGCAGATTACTTTTTTGAGTACAACAGACGAGAATATGTAAAAGAACGAAAGAACGAATGGTATGA